GGAGTTTTATTGTCTATCTTCTTAATTTGATTTGAATTAAACACTCCAAATGTAACAACATTTCCATTCTCCACACATCTCATGCAATCATATCCTTGACCAGAAAGTAAATCTTTAAATTGATAACTTCTTGTTAATACATGTATTTTCATCTTGTATCCATTTTCTTTTTCATCAAATTCATTAGCAACTTCTTCAATCATGTTTCTAATTAATTTTTCATTAGTATTTAATTTCTTAAAAATACTTTCAAATCTAGATGAAAATTTATATGGTTTTATTGGCATCAAACTGAATATTGGTCCATCAGTTAGACCACAGTCAAATATTTTTGAGCATGATAGATAACACTGATAATTAAATCCTTTTTTACCTGTCCATGTGCCAAAGCCTCTGGCGTAGTCTAGGTCTGGTGTAAACCAATTTATTGGTGAGTTGAATGTCTCATCATCAAATTGTTTGCTGGTGCCATGGTAAACCACTAATAGCCTATTATTTTCATCTCTGACCTTGCTGTTCTTAAAAAACTCACTTTGTTCTGCTGTCAACTCATTTCCTTGACTGTCTTTTTCAATTTCAATTTTTTCTTCTTTCAAAGACTCATTAATTGTTCTAAATAACTCTAACGCTGACTTAGGAACATTGTTAGTAGTATCATCGTCAAACATCACATCATTAGCATCAAAGTATTGAACATCACCATCAGCATAAACAACCTTTGCAATTTTACTGTTTGGTGAGGTTTTATCTGTTTTTGATATTACACAATATATTTCACAGTCCCCATACATACTTTCAAAGTAAAAACTAGGTTTAACATCAAGAATCACTACTTCATCTTCTATGTCATAAATACCACCATCTTCAGAAAACCATTCACCATATCTATCAAAAACATCTTGAGAAACATCAATAATCCACTCTTCATTATAGTCATCAATATTGTCACTATTGTCATCACTTGGAGGATTATATTCAACTTCATTTGAAACAGACACAAGAATAGGCTCATTAATACTTGCAATGCACCATTGTGTGCCTTTACCAAGTTTAACAGCACCTTCATATGTCTTAATTTTAAACAAAGTATACTCTTCATTCTCTGCTAATTTATCATATCCAGATATTTTAATTTCTCTGTTTGTTTTTGATAATTTGTCTATTTCTTTTCTCAACTCATCAGGACTTTTTTTCATCCAGGTGTAAATATCTTTGTCTTTTAATCTTTTTTGATTTTTCCAAAACATGTTAACCAACTCTGAATCTTTTGCCCATTGAGCAAATTTTTCTTTGTCTTCTTTTGCTTCATTTATATAATCACTCTCATCTACATCATAAAATAATAGTTGATTACTGCTGATAGTGCCACAATAGAAACATGTTCCTGCCCAATTGTCAGACCAGCCATCACCACTATCAAGTGTAAAATCACACTTGTCAGCATTTAATAACTTGGTTGGTATTTTAATAACAATCTCTTCTTCATACTCTCCATGATTAAATTCAATCATTTCTAAACACTCATCAGCATAAATGCCAAACCAAAAATTAGATAATCCATTTTTTTTAATGTTGTCTAAGTGTTTTTTATATGTTGCATGATAAACATATTTCCCACATGCTTTTAATAACTTTTTTGGGTCATCAGTTTTTAATAGTTCTTCATTTATATTTCTGTCAATAGAACTCTCTAACTCTTCATGAACTTTGTGTGATAACTTTCTTTTTGTGTATTTACCAAGAATGCTTGCCAATTTAAATTTTGAAAAATCTTGATATCTTGAATATACTTTAAAATTATCATATTCATATACTGTGTCATAATCATCAGAGGCTAGAGACGGCTCTGCCATATATTCATATTCTTCATCTCCATATGGTACAAACACAGCACATAATTTGTTTTTATTAAAATCATCAATGCTTGTATTGAATCCATTTTCATTTGCAACATCAACCATTTCAGTATGTGTTGTATCATAAGGAAGACCTAAAAGATATAATGAAGTTTTCTCATCAATAAAAATTCTAAAAGATTCATTAGAACTTAATAATTTATTTTTTACTTGATAGGGAGACTCAAAAACAAACACATCAAATCTATCTGTCTCAATTTTTTCTTCCTTTAGAACTTCTTCTTCTTCTTCTCTTTCAAGAAGATACATTGCTTCAATATTCGTGAGATTTTCTATTTTTTTACTTTCAACAATTCTTCCTGTTCTATAGTAATTTCTAATTATATCAACTATGTCATCACTTACTTTATTTGTCAATGATATCTTTGCAAAATCTGATTTTTGATGAGGTGTTAATATCATTAAGTCTGAACTATATCTCCATTGATGTTTTCTATCTAAATATTTATCAAAAAAATCTAAAAGAACCTCATACTGTTTTGCAGTAGGTTCTTTAACTGAAAGCATAACAAATCCTTCTGAGTCTAAATTTGTTCTGATACAGCCTAAATCTTCTAATGGAGGACAGCCTCCAGTATAAATTCCTTCGTATTCTTCAACACAGCCATTTTTAATTAAAAATTGAAGTACCTGACCGTGTGATGTGTAAGAATCTAAGGCTAGATTCTTTCCATTGGGAAAAATATATCCTCTTGGTGTTAAATTATAATCTATAGAAAACTTTAAGGAAAGAGCCTTCTCAAAATCATCTATTGTAACACATTTTTTAACATCATTTTTCTCTACAAGAAGTCTTGATTTGTTTTTATGTTTATTAATCATTAGTTCTCCTCTTCTTGCATTAATTTATCTTATTGCTCTTAATGTTCTTTTACTAAATCTTTCATCTAATGCATTATATAATACATCAAGTCCAGTTATTCTTGATGGATTCTTTCTTGTTGCTGACGACTTAGAAAGATAGGTTTTGACAAGATTATTTAAATCTTCTTTTGTTCTGCAAACAATAGGTCTATCTAAATATTCATGAACTTCTTTTGAATTTATTCCTCTTTTAATATGATATCCATAAACAACTGCAAAAGGTTTTTTCTCTTTGAACAACTCATTTGCCTTTTTTTGTGCTTCTTCTTGTGTTATCATTCGTTGTCTAACTCCAAATATTGCCATAATCTGTTTCTTTCTATGCCTTTGTAATTGTGTGAAGTGCTGAGTATGTATCTGAGTCATCTTCTTCTGTAACTTCAGATTCAATATTAATATCAATTTCTAAATCTTTAAAGAATTGAGTTACCTTGGTTTTGAAATAAAGATGGTCATGTTTCCAATCACCCCACTCAATTTGTGCTTGTATCTTATTTTCTGAACTCCAAATATCATAGTAGCCACCATCATCAAAAAACTTTTGTATCAGTTCTTTTGAAAATTTCTGTGCTTCTTCTTTTGTAAATCCTTTTTTATTATCCTCAACTGCTTCTTTAATTGACTCTTGTTTTGTAATTAAAATATCTTCTGATGCAAAACTATCTGCTGAACTTAAGTAATCCGGATGTAATTGATAATCAAACTCATCAGCAAGACTAACTAAGTCTGCATATCTTCCTTCAACAAATAAATCTGGCTCTTTAACATCATCAATAATATTTTTACCTTTGCCTAAATATTTAAGGTCATGCTCTTTACATAATCTTTTAAACTCAGGCAAATAATTTTTAAATTCATTTGGAAATTGATATACTTGAATTGAATCATCATCAATTTCTTCATCATCAAATTCTTCTTTTAACTCAACTTCGTCTTTTTCTTCAATATCTGCTCCCCACAATTCAAATTGAGTTGCAAATTGACTTACACCTGAAATTGAGAATAAGAAAGCACCCTCTGGATGTTTATCAAGTGCGGTATTTAAAATCTCTTCTGGACTATCATGTCTGTCATACCAACCACTTTCAAAATCTTTATCAATAAGAGTAAAACCAAGTTCTTCTAAATTCTCACTAGACAAAATAGTGTTTGCTTGTCTTGGCTCATTAATCAATGTTTGGACATATTCTAATGCGTGATTGTTTCTTACACAATTACCACAAAGTAATCCATGAGTCTCTGATAACCAATAATCAGGAACAAATGAGTAACTGTCCGGCTCTGTTCTAATTACACTATCACACTCTTCACAAATTGACCATTCATCTGCGAATCCCCATTTAATATTATTTAAACTGTCTAGTACACTTGTATCATATTTATTTGTTGCTTCAAATTCAGGGTTAATAATTTTTTGAATATCTTGAACATCTTTCCACTCATATAAAATTAAAAATGGATTTCCATCTTCATCTTTAGCCTCAATAAAATCAACATCTGAATCATAAATCTTTCTCATAACATTGTCTGAAATTGTGTCTTCATCCTCAACTATTTCATTTTCATTCCCTATTTTTAATTCTTCAGAAACAATTGACCATAATTTTTCTTTCATGTTTTATATTTCTCCTATTCTATTCTTATTATACTTATTATTTTACTGTTTGTCAAACAACATAAAATTAAAATTTGTTGTCATATTAATTTAGCATCTAAAAATTAACAAATAGAAAGCAAAAACAAAAAAAGAGACTCCTTTTACAGAGTCTCTAATTTATAAGATGTAGTATAACTACTGTTCTTCAGCTGTTAGAATTGGAGGAAGAGCGTCAGTGGTGACTTCACCAGCAATAACTAATAGGTCATTTAATGCTTCAAGAGCATACATTGTTGACCAACCTTGACTCATACCACCATCACTAAAGCCTAATAGTTGTGTTGGAACTACGGCCATGTATGGAGCATAGACAGCGGCGGATGATTGCATATCATCACCATTAACACCTAAAATAAATTTGCCTGGAGCAATGTTTGGTGTAACAAATACTTTAATGCCATCTAATGTTCCTGCTAAGTAAGGACCATTCATTGAACCTACTCTTGAGGCAACAAAGCCTTTAAGGAACTTCAAGACTGGAAGTACATTACTTGCAATTAACATGTAGTTAGGAGTGAATCTCTTTGTTCTGTCATAAATCTTTTGTTTTGCAATTTCAACAATCTCACCGAAACCTTCATAGTGTTCTGCTTTAGAAACACCAAGAGGAATCACTTTGGACCATTTTAGGTCAGCATCTGCTTCACCAGCAATTTCAATAAGTTTATCTGTAATTTCAGTATCAATTTCATAGGCTAATTGTCCAACTGCTTTTTCGGCTAATTGGTCACCTAAATCGAAACCATAATCAGTTTTTGCTTGGAAAGCGGCGATTTGTGAGTAGTAAATAGCAACTCTACGAGCCTTTGCAACAAGAGCAATACTTGCTAACTTAGCATTAATAATTGGTAAGTCATTTTGTGGAATAACAACATTATCATACATGTAAGCAATCTTACCTGTTGAAGGAACAGTAACTTTTCCGTCAACTACTGGTAAAAATGTAATATCACCATTTGTGGCAACATGCTTAACAGTTTTGCCTGCACCAAATGCGTCTGCAACAACTGGAGTCCATGCTAATGTGACTTCTGCACCTTCTGATGAGGCAACTTCAACTGACTCAACAACTGCTGAAGAGGTAAAATTTTTGTCAACTTCACCTAACTTGAATGGTTCATTGAATACATCACCTTGTGCTGTTTCACCTTTTGTGGTGCCTGCGGTGTATTTAATGTAAGTAATATAACCACTCATTGATGCCATCGGATGAACGATAACTAAATCGTGGGCAATTAAATTAGGAAGAGCGACTGTTGTAAGGTTACATTTGTATTACGAATAGGTCGTTTCCACCTAATCTCTTTATATTGCTATAAAGATTAGACTATATCATAATCCATACTTGTTTTATCCTTGCATGGATTCCTCGCTTTTCGAGCCTACTTAGGCCCTACTCTACTTGCTTACTTCTCTGTGTATTTCTCACAGATTCTGCTTTCGATAGTCGTTGCACCTTCCTCTTTTGAGGCTTGGCTCAGGATTGTCCCAGAGGGAGTTTCCCTGAATTAACGAGGTTTCGTGTGTATTATGTTTAAGTTTTATTTTTTATTAAGATTTTTTCTTTTTTCGCATATCGTTTAAGATTAGTTTCTCTATTCTTCTGATTTGCTGATTCATTAGGCATTCTTCCTCTTTTGAATCCTTCTGGAACTTCGTCATACTCTGATATTAATTTATCCTCTGTTCCATTTGTATACCAATGAAGTTTTCTTGATTTCAATGTTTGTATCTGCTTTTCAACCTGTTCTCTTGGCTTAGAAACTCCCATTGCAGACTCACTCATCTTTTTTCTTGTTGCTTCTGAATGAGTGTAGCCTCCTCTTTTACGATACATCCCTAACTTCCATCCATTTTCTAAGTAATGCTCAATCTCATCTCTCATGACCATTGTTTGAACTGTTCCTTTGTGCATCCACTTAGACCCCTTCTTAGTCTCACTATTGTGAAGATTCATCTCAGCAGTTCTTTTCTTTCCTTTATTTGCCTTGCCTATCTTTCTTTTAGTCTTCTCTGTTTGATATAAGAGAGGAACTCCTGAACCACCTAAGGCAATGTTGTAGAAATTATCATTGCTAACCGCATCATACTTCTCTATGTAATGCTTTTCAAGGTCATCTAAACTTTCATTTTTAGCACATTTATGTAATATCTCTACTTTGAAATTCTCTTTTCCATACAACGCTATTGCTGATTTCAAATGAATTCCTGAACCTAAATAATTGGGCTCAAACTTTTTCTTCTGACGCTTACCAATATATTGCTTACCATTAATTAGATTAGTAGTTATATAAATGTATCCTATCATTTTTATAAATCTTAATGTTAAATATTTCTTTTCTTATGTAATCACACTTTCATTATATATTACTATATAACGCTCCTATTTCTTAAGAGTGAATTTCTTAAATAAACCTAAATCTGAACGTTGTGTACCAACTGAGTTGGCGAAGGCTTCGTTCATGAACTTGTTAGTATTGTTTAAGACCATGGCAATTGCCATTTTCTTTGTAGTACTTAAAGTTTCACCTTCATGTGCTTTTGAGTAAACGCTATCTGCAACGCTTAATCTCTTTGCATAAGTTTCTAAAAGTGTCATCTTTTTCTCCTTTGAATTTTGAATTTTATTCAATTTGATTTTCTATTTTAAGTTAGCGAGAGTTAATAATGAATCATCAATCTCATCGTCCATTCCAGTACTAGGAACAAGTAAATCGTTCTTAGATTCTGTAACTTTCATTTTGACTTTTCGGTCAATGTTGAATGGTAATTTGCTTATGTTTAGAGCATAAGACTTTAGGTCTTCGCAAATTTTATCAATGTCATCAAGTGTATAGGATTCTCCTAATTTATTCTTGATTTCATTTGATGAAACTCCAAGCATTGTTGCTTTTGAATCAATATATCTACGAACTGTTTCATTAGCAATTCTTTTGTAACTTTCTGCAATCTTTTCAGCTTTAGTAAGTTTGCTTGTAAGTTGTTTTTTATCTGCTTCTGAGGTATTCTTTAACTCATTAATACTTTCATTGAGTGCCTGTACTTGTTTGATTGCTTCAGTGTTTTCAACTCGCAATGTTGTCAAGTCTTCATTTAACCTTATAATCTCTGAATTTTTCTTTGATACAGACTCTTGTAAACTATTTTTTGAACTCTTTATTGATTCATGTAGTTTCTCAATTCTTGTTTTTTGAGTTTGAATAATTCTTCCTCTTTTTTCTACTTTTTCCTCTAACACAGAAACTGTTTTTTTAAGTTCCTTGGACTGTTTTGCTAGATTACTTAATCTGATTGTTGTAGATTTGTATCTACTCAATTCTTCCTCAATCTTGCTAACTTTAGCATCGCTAACTGCTAACTTATTTTGGAGTTCAAGTATCTTTGCATCCGACTCCGCCTTACTTTTAACCGCTTCTTGAAGACTCTTTATTAATTCTACAGACCCATTATCAATGGCTTCATTTGAATCTAAAGATTCTTTGTTTAAGGTATTAGTTATATCTCCATCCTTTTCAGGAATAGATTCTTCTTCTGAGTGCACTTCAATTTTTAATTCTTTTAAAGTGCTTTCCATAATCTTTCTATCAGACTCACTTGAGTTATTTAAACTCTCAGTAAGTGCTTGTCTAAATGTTTTTTTGATTGACTCTGTTACAGGAGACAATCTGGCCGCCTTAACTGCTGGAAGTAATACTACATCAAATGCTTGAAAGTCATATGTATTACTATCAACTTGCTCATTTCCATAATCATCATACTCAACATCTCCTGTTCCTCTTGAACTGATGCCAACTTTATAACCATAGTCAACTAATGTTTTTAATATTCTACCGTTTGGAGTATTAAGAATGTCCCATCTACCTATTAATAATCCGTCTTTACCTTTTTTTGGAGGCTCTTTCATGCATACAGCAATTTTCTCCATGTCTGTTTCACTTCTATCTACTGGATGTCCTAATTCTCCAAATATGCCACCATTTTGAAAGTGCTCTTTAACAATATCACTGTTAAATACTTTATCCCATAAATCTTCTGAGTATCCTCTACCATTTCTAGTAGGATTAATAATGTCAGCACATGGGCCAACTAAAGTGCCTAAAATGGCAGTATTATTTTTATCGGAAGGAATATAGGTTAATTTTTCATCTCTTTTTGCCATTCATTATCTCCTTAATAAGACCTCATCATATTTTTAATTAAAATAGCTCTTAAAATATATAACTAGAA